AATGCCTTCTAAGGTGGACAAGGTGATGAACACCATCAACGTCTTCAACAGAGCCGTTGATAGCGTTGTGCGTCGTCCTGTGTTTGTCCAGGCTGTGAAGGAGCGTATGCAGGCTATTGGTCTAGACTTTGAAGACTATGTAGCCAACAGCAAGCCTATTCCTGTTGCCATTCTTCGTGGTGCTGTGGATGATGCCAACAAGCTGACATTCTCCTACAGCTTTAAGAGAACAAGTGAGAAAAGTCTTGAAGGCCATGCTGAAAACTTTGCTCACAGTGTGTTGTCTCTTGTTAACAAGAATCCAGCAGGCACCATCATTGGGACAGCTGTCAATCCTTTCCTTCGTTTCAGTCTAAATGCTGTTCGATACACCTACAGAATGACTCCTGCTTCTGCTCTTGGTGGGGCTAAGGAACTGATGACAGCAAAGAAGATGCTGGATGCAGGGAAAGAAGCAGAAGCTGCTGGTCTTGTCTATGAAGGCAAGAAGAAGATTATTGATTCCATCGTTGGTACAGCAGCCATTGCTGGTGGTATTGCCTACAGACAAGAAAATGCAGACATTGAGTTTTGGCAATATCGTGACGAAGATGGGAACATCAAAGACGGAAGTGGTCTGTTTCCGTTTGTCAACATTGCTGCTATGGCAGAGGCTTCGTTGTTCCTGAAAGATCTTCCTCAAACTCTCTACTACACGCTGACAATGTCTCCTGAAGAAAGAGCTAAAGAAGCTGCCGACATTCGCAAACGTGCTGAGAGCGTTGTCTTGAATGAAAAAGGACGGCAAGAACTATTGCTGCAAGCAGAGCGTCTTGAGCTAGACCGTGTGCGTAAATTTGACGGTGCAAAATTCCGAGACATTATGACGGGATTGGGTAGACAGTCGATGTCTGAAAACACAGTGTTTGATCAGGCTGCTCGAATCTTTGAAGGAGGCATCACAGAGGGTTTGCAGAGAAAAGCAGGCACTGTTGTTGGTGACTTCCTTGGTCGTTTTGACAACTTCTTCAACCCAATCTACGACATTGCCAACTTCGTCATGGAAGACTACAGGGTTGTAGACACCCGCGCTCCTACAGCGCTGGAGCAGGACGTTGGTCCCTTTGCTGACGCCCTTCTGGGGCCTCTTATGGGGCCTATACCGGGCCTTCGTGGACAACTGCAGGAGAAGCCTTCCTTGTTCCAAGCAGAGCCTCAGCAGGTTCCTACGGCGATTAGACAAGTGCAGGGTATTAGACCAACACCTCCTACGTCCCGTATTGAGAACGAATTGGCAAGACTCCGTCTTGAGCCGTTCTCTGTGTTTAAGAGTACAGGAGACAAGACGCTAGACAACTTCACCATTCGTCTTGCCCAGGCCCCTTTCCAAGCGGCGGTGGAACAACTCATCCTACAAGACCCGATGTACAAGTCTCTGTCCATCAATGGTCAGAGAAACGCCATCAAAGAACGGATGAACATGGTGTTGAATGATGTCAAAAAGACAGCCAGAGAAGTCTATCTACAGACACAGCCTGAAGAAGCTGTGCAGAGAATGTATGACGGGCTATCTAGAGAGAAAAGAGAAGCTGCTGAAGACCAGTTCATGAAGACATTTAAGCGTCGTCCTACAACGCTGGAGGACAAGCTTAGAGTGATTCAGGGAGATTTTGACATCTCTGGGGATGTTGGGAGAAATCCTCTAACAGCAGAACAGATGAGGCGACTAGGACTAGGACGCTAACAAAAAGAAGGCCCCGTAAGGGGCCTTTATCATTTCCAATCGTCTTCTCTGAATAATCCGTTATGGATGTTCATGTATCCTGCATCGAGGGCTAAGACATAGCTGCTTTCATCAAAGCCAAAGACCGTATACAAGGCGTGTCTGTAAGTGCCTTTGTCTTGAAACTCAGCCTTGTGGATGCGACGAACAACACAGCAAAACACATCTAGCTGTTGCTCTTTGGTGAGACTGTTCCAATAAGCTTCTTGATCGGCTTCAATAGCCTTCATAGCTTTTGTAAACTCCTGGCCCACTGCTGCAAGTTCATCCAAGGCTTTAGTGCGTTCAACAATGTCAGAGATGGTTTGTTCCATGTTGTCGGTGATTGTTTATGGTTGATGACGTTTTGTAACATTGGTGCCCTGTGTAGGAATCGAACCTACTATCTCCGGGTTACAAATCCGACGCATCGCCAGCAATGCTTACAGGGCTGTGGTACGTCTGGCAGGACTCGAACCTAGCAACCTGCCGTCGAAGTCTCAGATGCTCTATCCTATTGAGCTACAGACGTATATTCCTCAGTGACATCCTTCCATGTCTCAACTTTATATAGAGATGCCCAGTCTTCCCACAAAGCGAGATTTCGTCCAATGAGTCCAGCAGGCTCATAAACCAGGATATATGTCCTTCCACTCCCAGTAACTCCTGTCATGGTCTTCATGTCAAAATTTGAAATCTTCGTGCTAACTCTTGTCAGCCCAACCATGTCGGTGGTGTCAGTGCCTACAAAGTGGCGACCATCATCTGCTTCTACAATGGCCCAATGAGTGAGTCGAATATTGTTGGCGTCTTTACTTACCCGAGTTATAAACATGTTGCTTCCTTTTAAGTGAGTCTAGGTTATCAAAATAGGCACGATCAAAACCACGCTGCCATTCTTTGCCCTTGCTGGTGGTGAAGTTGTACTTGTTCTCAGTCCATCCACGGCTGAAGGCATAGTATCCTTCCTTGTAAGCAAATGAATTATTGGTCATCCTTCTTCTCCTCTACCTTCTGGTTGAATGGTGTCTTGTGGAAGCCGCTGAAATTGCTCATCTCTTGAATCGGAACAAACTCACCGATGTAGATGGTCATCAGAGGAATTCTGATGATGTGTCCAATGTAGCAAAGGATGGTTTCTCCGTCAAGCTCTTTGCCGTTTTCGTCGTAGGCACCAACACGAACACACATCTGTTCGTTGAACTCGAAGTCGATGCCAAAGCCGTGTCGAAATTCAATTTGAATGCTCATACTGCTGCTCCAAAGTTTTTGATGTGATACAAGGCATCTACTGTACCTCCATTGCATCCCTTCAGATATTCCCTGATCACTGTATCTGGTTCATCATTGATGATAGCATCATCTATCAATCCTTCTTTTACATCATCGTAAATGGCTTGCTTGATGAGTTCAGCGAACTTGTTCAGGAAGAGCTGTTGAAAAGAATAGCCGGTTTCTTTTTTAGCATATTCTACATATGTTTCTTCTTCAGCTTGTTCTGCTAGTTGATGAATTCGCTCATTCATTTCTGCTCTCCATCCTCATACTTGGTCTTAGCAATGATGTAGTCTTTGACCAAGCTACTCCTGACAATGTCGTTCACACCAAACTCGAACTTGCTGAACTGAGACATGCTGTCAGCAATGGACATGAACTTAGGCAGCCCTGTCCTGTCATCCTTCTTCCGCAGATCAGTCTGCCTGATGTCACCACAGAAAATAATTTTGCTGTTGCTACCAACACGGGTGATGATGGTGTCTAGCTCTTCAAAGTTCATGTTCTGAAACTCATCAACAAGGATGATGGAGTTCCAGAACGTGGTGCCTCGGATGAACGACGTAGACAAGAATTCTATGTGTCCTTGCTCACAAAGTCTATCCCAAGCGTCCTTCCTGTTGAAGAAGTCTGTTGTGATTTGGCGATAGGGCTGGATGTACACCTCCATCTTGTCCTCAACGTTTCCAGGTAGATGGCCCATATCTCTGCCTTGAACAGCAGAGCGGATGATGACAACACGCTCAAACGATGAGGCTTTATCCAACACCTCCTCCAAGGCTCTATAGAGGGCAATGTAGCTCTTCCCTGTACCGGCAACACCATGCAGACACATGAAGTAGTCTCCAGCCTTGTAGGCATCAAAGAACTGCTTCTGCATGGCTGTCTTGGGCTGAACAGTGTTCATGTCGTCCAGCTTTATCTTGAGCGATCTTGTCGTAGTTTGGCTAGGGGTTTCTGTAGCACCTTCAAACAACGCTGCCTTCCTCTTTGTAACCATAGCTCTCCTCATGGAAAAGAAGGAGCCATTGTAGCTCCTTCTTTGTTGTGGTTTAAGACATTTCACATACGCCAGCCGTGCAGGCTAGCATTTGTACCCCTTCGACATTATCGGTGTTTTCGATGAATGTTTCCCAGGCAATGTCCTTAGGCATCTGCTGTACAAGCTTGTTATATGTATCAGCATCAATTTCCTCATAAGGAGCCTGACGATAGGTTCCTCCGTCGTGTGGAAGGAAACTAACACCAGTGATTTCATCGAAGTGCTTCCACACCCAAGCACCAACCTCAGGCCACTCCTCTTCCTTGACGGAGATGGTGACAGAGGGCTTGTGCTCGCACCAATGACGTTGATAGATGAGCCACAGACGCAGATGCTGAATAGCTGTCATGTCGTCACGAACAACAGCATCATCTGCACACTTCATCGGGAAGCTGAAGACAGTGGTGCTGTCAGGCTTCATCACACAAGGCTCAGCATGGAACCCGCTCTTCTTCAGGAAAGCCGTCAGAGGGTCTTTGTTGTCGCTGCGGACACGCCGAATGTAGTGGCGCGAATGCTGCGGATGAATGCCGCTGGCTGTTCCAGCAAGCTGCGACGCTGTGCCTTCGGGCTTGACACAAGTGACAGCAGCAGACTGAGGAATGCCAAGAGCTTCAGCAAATTCCTTGTTGGTCTTGACAGCAACACTACGGAAATGTTCCAAAAGATCAGGCAAGAAATCATCATCAGGATTGTTCAGATTGGCGTTGTCAAGAATGCCGGTCATGGAAACACCCAAGAGACGCTCTTCTTCGGTGTTGGTCTGCCACACCTTACGCAGGTACGGAAAGTGTGTCAACGTCGATTGAAAAGTGCCCAAAATTGTTGCCATAGCAACTTTCTCAGCCAATCGCTCCACAGAATCGCTGCTACGAACAACAACAGTGGAAAGATTGCAAAATTGATAAGGCCTAAGAATAATTTCGGAGCAAGGGTTCGTACCCCATTCTTGCTCAGCATCTCTCCTCCCATTCTTAGCCGCCTGCAGCTTGCTTGCATAGCGGCTGAAAATGCCTCGTTCACCAGAATGGCTGTCATAGATGGAGCACCACTCACGCATGAACTTACCAACATCAGGACGGCTGTCATACACAGCGCTGTTGTTTGCCAGCGCTCGTTGACCATTCCCATCCCACCAATTTCCTGCCTTGGCATGAGCCATACGATCATCACCAAGATCGGACAGAGAAATCATGGCGCTACGGCGAACACCACCAACCACCACCACCTCACCAATCTTGCACATGATGTCATGGCATTCCAGAGAAGTGAGCTTTCGACCAGCAGCGCCCTTGAACTTCTGCGTCACATACTTGAACAGTTCTTCCAGCGGACCAGGACCGGAGGCACGCCCACCAAAGGTCTTCAAACGGGCTCCAGCAGGACGAACACCAGAGACATCCCACTTAGGTACTTCACCAGCGTACAGAAGCGCTACAAGCTGCCGTAGGGCCTTTGCCCAGCCCTCCTTGCTGTCCTTGGCCACAATGGTGGTGGCGCTATCAAAGAGACGCTCAGGCACCTCAGGAAGCTTGTTGACGTATTGCTGCTCAACACTGAAGCCAACACCAGTGCCACACAGCAGGATGTACATAGCTTCGTCAAACGCCTTCGGATCGTCAATGGGCAGATAGGAGCAGTTATAGCCTGCAACATTCTGACGCTCCAGAGCCTCACCAGCGGTCATGATGGAACGCATGGAAGGCAACACTTCCCTGTCCGTCACTGCCTTCTGCAGCTTCTCTCGAAGTTCACGAGGGATGTAGTAGTTGTGCTTTTCCTTCAGGTGCTTTTGCATGAAATTGAAATAGCGATTGACCGTCTCAGGCCAATGCTCGCGTCGTCCTTCGTTGTCCAAAAAGCGGGCATAGCGGCTCTTGGCAATGTATGTTTCATATGGGGTCATCATTTCTTCCTTTACAGAAAACAAAGGCAGCACTGAAGCTGCCTTAAATTGGGTCGGTGGTTATATCACAGCTTATCGGTTGTCGCCACTTCCCTTAATCACATTCCGTTGTTTCCTATCCTCCAGCTTGTTGATGTTCATTTGAGCAATGTCTTCCAGCTTCCAGTAGTAGTTACTGGCAAGACCAGCGACAAACCACAGGATATCACCTAGTTCCTTCTTCAGCATCTCCTGCTTCTTTTCCCACAACTCTTCATCGGTGGTTGTTGGGTTGTCTCTAATCCATTTAGCCTGAGCGCTGCAGAGTTCTCCTACTTCTCCGGCAAGGCCAAGGAAAAGGTAGGTGGAATCTTTTGCCGTTGGTAGAGCATAGCTCCACGCCTTGACCTGATAGTCATTCAACGTCTTGATACCAATTCCTGCAGTAGAAGTAGTTTCCGTATTCATCGATGAGCCTTTCTGGGTATCCGTTGTCAATGAGCCATTGTCTGAAATCAACAACGGTCTCTGGGATTGGTTTAGGGAAGCCATATTTCCATCCTTGTGGTGGATCAACAAACTTGATTCGTACCATAGTAGCTACCATCCGGCATTTCAAACAAGGAAGGGAGCAACCCAGAAACAATCTTCTTGCATTGCTGAGCCACTTCCCTGTGTTCCTTCTGAGTAGCATCGTCACATCGTACATCAATGTAGTGCAGCCAGCTACGCACCGTACCATTGACGTACATCCGAGACATCGTCAACCCTTCAGGCAACACCTTCCTAGCCACCTCCTTTGCAATGCCCATATGCAGAGCATGTTCATAGACATTCTTGGCTTGCTTCCAGGTCTTCTGTTGCTGCTCTTCCCACCAACGCTGTACTTCCCTGTCTTCAGTGGGTAGGCTGTTCTGTCTATTCTTGTTGTCTTGCATCCTAGCCTCGCTGATGTCATGGTCTCCCACAACAGCATAACGCTGGCTAAATTCCTGGAAGCTAAAGCTTCGGTGTCTAAGAATCTGTCGAGCAATGTCCCGAGTTGTCTCAATCTCGATGCAGACATTGCCCATTTCAAATACAGACCAATGCTTGTGCTTCATGCAATAGCGAAGCAGCTTTGGCGCTGTCCCATCATTGTGCTGGTTAGCAGGATTGCTAACACGGGCACAATAGGCAATGACGCTTTCTAGATTAGGCGTTGCCCAAATCAATTTGGCGCTGGACGGCATCTTTTTGTTCCTGGAGATAGTTGTTGATGGCAGAGTAGAGAGAAGCTTCAAAAACCTTTTGAGCCATTTCGTTGTCCAAACTGACTACCAGAGTTTCTTCGTCCTTACCATCGGCCACATCTTGGAAGAACTTCGTAGCTTCTGATGGCACCATGTAGTATTTCAGCACTGCCTCAATACCCATACGGGTGTTGAAGGTGACATTCTGGTCTTCAGGGTGTTTGTCATCAAAGCTTGGGCTTAGTTCTTCTTGCCACAGGTTTTTGTACTCCTTCTGCAGAAACGACACAATGAAGATTTCCGCTGTTTCTTCGTCCAGTTCTAGCGTGTACATGTCTTTCCTTTCGTTCCTTTGCTGTCTTCTCTTTATGACAGACCTTACACAAAACTTGTAGACCTTCCTTCTCACAGAACAGACGCTCTACAAATCTATCCCAGCTAACGAATCCCTCGGTAGTATGCACCACCGGCTCAATGTGGTCAACAGCCACAAGCTTTGCAGGGAATTGTTCTGAGCAATTAGCACACTTGTAATGCTGTGCAAGCTTCCCTGTTTCCTTGTTGATGAAACGACCTACACAGGCTTCCTTTAACACCTGATATTTCACAGGCCAGCGTCTGGAAGCGCTGCGTAAGGCACTAACAACAAAGCTCCTAAACCTTGCTTCTGTCCAGGCTCCTCCGTTGTAGCTTTTACCAGCCATGAGGCTCCGATGGTTTCTGGATTTTTGTTGTTTCCCAATCATCGGGCCTGTAGTAGAAACCATTTCCACTGGTGGTGTCTTGATGCTGTTGTTCGTCTAGCGTTTTCTTCTCCAAATCAATGTCCATCTGAATTATGAACATCAACGACGACATAGCGTGTGCCAGATGATGCAGCCCTGATTCTTGGTCTCGTTCTTCTCCGCCAAACCATTGCCACATGTGTCTGTTGGCTGCATCAAAGTAGCGCTGCCGTGCGTTGGGTAGATGCTTCCAATTGTCAGGGCTGTACTTTTTAGCTCCATAGGTGAGAACAGCAACCATTTCCAACAAAGCATCGTGCTTAATCAGAGAAAACTTTGGCTTGTTCTCATCAAACTTTACACCGACGGTGGGGTCCATATTTCCTTTTCCTTTCTCCTTAGCCACAGGAGTTGACCGTTTTCGATCACTCGTTCTTCGTTTCCTTCAAAGGCTTCTAAGCAGACTTCGTACATCTGTCTTTCTGTGGTGCATTCCTCCAGCAGCTTAGCTGCCTTTACAGGCCCTATGCCGTTGATGCCGATGACATTGTCAACAGCATCTCCTGTGAGGATTTGCTTGTAGAAGCTTCTCAGTCCATCAAAGGGTTCTAT